TTATGTGCCACATTTAAAAGATAATATATAGATTTGAAAAAGTCAAAATATACAGGTGAAATTGAGTCCGTTCTGTTTCTAGGTGGAACCCATACCCAATGAGGTTATGCCGCTAGGGCAGTTTCCTCAAATGCAACATTATCGTTGGCATTTATAGTTTTTGAACTGATTGCGAGTCGTGTCTTACTCATTGCCTACCTCAACCCTTACCACAGCTGATCGAACCTAGTCACCCCCATCATAAGCACACGACTTGCATCCAGCGTCCTGGAGTCCCTGTTAATTGGGAAACATATATCTCTATATGCCATTCTGACATACCGTGTGCTTATGGTGGAGGTGGGAAGAGTCGCACTCCCGTCTCAGCAAGTCTATTTGATTGCAATCAACAGCAACATTTATATTTATAAAGGTATTTTAAACAAAAGTCAAGCGTAGGTTTCTGTGGGTTTGCTGTGGCTGCTGTGTTTTAATCCGTCGTTGTGATCAAATATTTTAAAGTTATCGCATGGATATTGTGATGCAAAATCCAAAGCTTCTTCAAATGTAGGAAAAATATGATCAATGTAGCTCAATCTACCATTGTGCCAATGATGTGTGCGTAATCTGTGAAATTCACCGTCCATAATATACCTCCTTGTTATTTATCAGAGAAATATTTCAGCCATATTTTGCGTGTTTCATTGGTATAGGCTGTCAACGCCAATTGATTGGTTTTCACATTGATTTGCGGAAATCGCCATGCACGTTTGAGTTTTTTAATCATGTCTTGTGTTTCAACCGGATCGGCACAAGACCAATTTATGGCCCAAGGTATTTCACTGCTGCCCACAACAGGCACACCTTGGCTGATATGGTCAGCTGCCACTATATTAAATGTTTCTGAAATACTGACCTGCATGCCGATATCCATTTGAGCACAAATGTCTAAAAACCCGTCTCTAGGCACCCACTGATGACTGATCAATTCGTGCCCTTGGTCCGCCAGATGCTGAAACATGCCTTTGAGATTGTGTAATATGGGCTCACCTTTCATTTCAATGCGTCCTGCATTAATATGAAATTTCAACTTTCTTCCAATGGAATCTGCAAATTGGACAGCACAAATTGCTTGAAGTAAATGATTTTTAAGGGGGCGTATGGCTCCAAAACATGATATATTAATATATTCATTGCTGGGATTGAACTTTTTATATTTGTATTCCTGCGGATAAAAGTTGGGCATGTAAATGATACGTTGGGCTGTTTCTGCATTAGACCACCCATATACTTGTTGTAGATAAAACCGTGTCTCATCCATCATGCGGGGTGCATTAACACCTATTATGATATTGGGAAATCGTGCATAATCGCCAATCCAATCCATGGCAATACCTTCACTGGCAATAAAAGGCATTTCGCTGTGCAGACGTATAATCCAAGTTACGTTTGGATGCAGTTTTGATAAGATTTCAAATTTACTAGGTACCACCCAAAGTGCTTCAATGACCACATGTGTAGGTTGGTATGCACGTACTTCTCTATCAATGCAGTTGTTGTCAATGGCAACAAACATTTTGCTTTCAACACCAGCATGATCAAGCATTTGATCCATAAATTTAACGCTGTTGTATAGTCCTGTGCTCAATCCTACATGATTGTGAATCGTTTGATTATAGTCTGAACGACGTTTGAGGATAAACAAAACTCTTGCCATTTTAACTCCACGCAATTATAGTGGTATTTAATCCAAGTGCGTGGAGTTAATTATTACAAATGTGTTACAGTTGGATACGAGTCCAACTGTAACCTTATAAATTACATCAGTTCTTGACAGCAGGATTGGCCAACGACTTGTCATGGTTGACAGCTGGCTTGACTGGCGGAACAGCAGTAACTGCCTTTGAAGCAGCACTGTTTGCTGCCGGCGCAGCAGTGGCAATGGGCTTTTTAGTATCTACAGGTGTAGTCTGTGCCATCGATGCACCAGCAGCAACGGCGGTAGCAACTAGAAAACCAAAACCAGTAATAGCAGACACAATCTTATTCATTTTATTCTCCAAAATAGCGAGGAATTGTTTCCTTCGCATAGTTATTAAGCTGTAGATTTACAGCATTACTATAGCAATATTGTGTTAAGATCGTGTTTTTTTAGGTGATTAAACCGCTGCCGCTGGGAATAGCAAGTCCTGTGGTTTGAGCAGTATAACCTTTGACAGCATCAGTATTGGATTTTACCAAACATATGATTTGACTTCTATTAATGGGAAACTTGCTGCTTGGATCTGCACCCAACATCCAAAATGGAGCCATTTGTACGCCTGGTTGACCAGATCTTGGATCTTGACTCAAAACCATCAGCAATGGTTTGGTCACGGTAACTAGATCATTGGTTATCTCTGAGATCTTTGCAATGATTTCATCGCCGTTGTTAAACTTGATGCTGGCAACATCGCCTGCAACAGGTGTTTTTTCTAAAAGCATCATATTCTCCTAATTTATATCAGTGTAATATGTAGAATATTTGAAAGCAATTTTAATTGGTCATACACTGGTTAAAGCAACTCCCGAGTCCGGCCAGGTTCGTCCAATATGAATAATGCTGTCAGATGTAAAATTGGCAATACTCACATCTCCAGGAGTATTACCTTGATTACCACCTAAACATGGATACCATAGCTCTCCCTTGCTGCCCCTAAACGGCGCACGCCATAAAAATGTAACATGGTTGCCAGAACTTGAGCTTGCTGCGCCGCCTGGTTTGACCAGTAAAACATCTCCTTTTCTCCAAAGGTTAGGCTGGCCTGGGTCAATACCTTGACCATATGTAGCATAATCAGGTGCCTTTATAGAAACAGCTTGACTTTTGGAACCAATTGTATATTGCAGACCGCTTATTTTTAACATCCAAGCCATAAATGCTGCACACCAATAACTGTGTCCTGCTGGAAAACATTGACTGGGAGTAATACCAATTGTACTGAACATTTTTTGTAAATTAGGATTACTGGGCCCGCCTCGCCAAGCGCCACTTTTACCTTCTTGCAATACTTTATTTAAATTACCAATTAAAGCGCTGTACCCTCCTTGGCCAGCTGCTGCTGCGTCAGATATTGTAGTGGTTTGTCCATCCATTTGTCCAGGGGCTGCATCAGGACTAGGCGGAGTACCTTCTGCAGTAGCTCCTGGTGTGCCCGGTGGCACTGATACTACATTGCCATTCGCCTCTGTAATATACCATGAAGTATTTTCAGGTGCAACGGCCATATTTATTTGTTGTTGTGTGAATTCAAATTTTGGTGATGGTATGGTGGGCAGAGAATGCAATGCAGATGGCTGAGGTACAGCCGGTTGCCATAGTGCCACAGGCACTTGATTTGCATAAACACTGGGGCTGTACCAAACATCTTGGCCAGAAAAGCTGGGGGGATTTAACGGCAAACATATTCTCCACTATCTTATAATGGATATTTATGGTTTAAATTCGAGAAAAATATGCAGCCAGTTCTGTATATCCACCGATATGTCTACCATTTAACCAAATTTGAGGAACCTTTGTAGCAGTGGGCAGTTTGTTTAGTAGATCATCCTTGCTAACATAATATTGATTGTCAGCAAGAGATGTTTCATCAAATCCTGCACTTATAATAAACTCCTTGAAGGCGATTTGACGTTCCTTGAGCAATTCTTTGGCTTTGATACAATATTTACAATCAGTTTTTGTATAAATTTCTGCCTGCATGTCGATCTCCTATTGCAATATGTTGATATGTCTATTAGTGGTCAACTGGCCATTTTGATCATAGCCCAACCAAACACTGTCGCTGGGCGGCACTTGCCCTGCATGTTGATAATGCCATGCCCATCGTGAATAATAATTCACAGTTGGAATAGTACAATGTGTTCTTTTTAGTTTGGTTTGCAAAATTGCCAACCAAAATTGTCTGTCACTCAGCAATCTATAACCAGGATCAGTTATCCAATAGGTCAGCAATGGCAACACGCTGCGTGTCAAAAATAAACAATTGGTATCACAAAAATCATTGCCGTTGCTTTCTACAGTATCAACAAATAATTTTTCTCCAGTACGAGTACAGATATGTCTTGTTGCGGTTATAACATCATGATAATCAATGAGATTTTTCATTAATTCAATATGATTTGGCTCCAAGGTATTGTCTACATCTAAAAATGCCACTGCATCACAACCTTGACTAAAAGCAGATATTGCACCTATAGCGCGCGGTGTGGCTCCTGCATCATTGTGACATCGTGGCAGTATGATATGATCAACATTTGATCGTTGTTTGATTAATGGATGTGCGTCGCCGTCGGCTACCATTATATGTTGTAGATTTTTATAAGTTTGAGACACAACAGAATTGCAACATCTGTTTAATGTTGCAGCATCTTCTTGGTAATATGGAGTGATAATTGCTATTTTCATCAGATGTTTGGCAGCTCAGAATAGTCAATGGTTTCGCTCATGACACCGATTACATAGTTGGTGCTTTCAGTCTCCTGCAAAGCTGATTGCTTGTTGCTGGTATTGCTGTGTTTGTTAAACCAAGGAATTGGAGTGGTTTTTGGAGCTGGTAGTGTATACTTGATGCCAACTTCTTTTAATGCATTGAATGCAGTAAAATCCATGAAGTCTTTGAGAATTTGTGCATTTAGTCCAATAACTGGACCAAACTTAAACAAATAGTCAGCCCAATCTTTTTCTTCTTGAATAACATCCATATAAATTTGATAAACTTCTGCTGTACATTGTTGTTTGATTTCTACAAAACGTGGATCATCTTTGACGCATTGGTTGATAATGTATGCAGTCCAATCTCTATGTAAAATTTCATCTTGTAAAATGAGACTGATGATATTTCCATTACCAATAAAAATCTTGTTTTCAACCATTGCCAAACTGGTTGCAAAGGACACCATAAAACGCAGTGCTTCAAGTGCATAGCTTGCATGCAGGGCCAGCCATATGGCTTTTAGTTGCTCTTTTTCATCTACTGAAATTCCAAGTTCTTTCCGACAATTTATCATGTGTAAGTCGTCATAATATTTGCCAATTTGTGCAGCCATTTCAATGATGGGTGCTGTTTCGTGAATTTTGTTAAATTCGTCTTTGGGCACATTGTAGATGTTGCGAATGATATGACTGTAACTTTTGGAATGCAGATTGGTTTCGAAAAAACTCCAGTTACTTACAAGAGCTTCAAGTTCAGGAATTGAAATGACAGGACCAAACACCTGTGCAGGAGCACGACCTTGTATGGAATCAAGTGCAGTTTGCCGCAAAAGATTGCTGGTAAAAATATGTCTCACAGTACCGCTGGCATTTTTAAAATCAGCAGCATCTTTGGTTAGGCTGATTTCCTCTGGAACCCAAAAAAATCCACGTGCCGTAATTTCAAAATCTTGTATCTTTTTATATCGTACTTCTTCAAATCGTTGTATTGTTACAGGACCTTCTGGGTCTAAAAACATTTGTCTTTTTAGATAGTCTGTTTTTTTAGACAAATCGTATTGTGCTATTGCCATGTATATCAATCCTTTTGGATATTATGTTTGTGATTTTTTGTTATGTCTATAGCTTACAGCTGTCACAATCAGAATCATCTAATAATTCTTCTTGTGCAACCAATGGCGGCATATCCACATCCTCACTTCTCGCACCTTGTTTTTCAACAAGAGAGTAGTATAGTGTTTTGAGACCCCAGTGATGGGCTAACATGAGATTCTTGGCAATCAATGTAGTCGGTATTTTACGGTTTGGAAAATGCTTCGGTGAGTAAAACGTATTTGTACTGATAGATTGATCTATATATGCAGCCAATACCGCAGCAGTTTTCAAATAACCATCACAATTTGTTTGATCCCACAACAACTGATATTTGTTCTTTAATTTGTGATATTCTGGAACAACTTGTATAAAACTGCCTGCTTTTGATTCCTTAACACTGATCAAACTCATGGGCATTTCAATACCGTTGGTGCTGTTAATGACAACACTTGAATTGTGGCTTACACAGCCGTTGGGTAACAAAAATGTTTCAGACGGTGTAGTTATATCCCATGTATGTTCTTCATGACTATGTTTTTTTATTGATTTTATTTTCATATTTCAGATATCCTTCTAGTAATTCTTTTTCGGTTATTGAACAGTCTTCTTTTTTTGAACAATTTACCTCAGATAATAACCATTGTAAATTAGTAACATGTCCTATAATATACGGCGGAATGTTGTTTTGATAACCTTTAAGTCTGCTGTATCTGTGATCTATATGATAATATCCAGAACCTTTACCTCTTTTTCCAGGGCATGGTGGCATTTCAGCTCTTGATGTATAATAGTCGACAGCTTTATAATACGCAACTCGTTTATCTAAATTAGGGTCATCCTTTTTCAAATAACCGTTGTTTCTAAAAATGCTACTTTTTTCTAAATTGTGTTTTTTGTGTTCTATTTCAATTTCTTTTTGTGTTGAATTTGGGAATTTTGATGAAATAAATTTCAATGATGCTGAATCTTTTCTTTTATTAATTTCTAGCATTATTGCATCTATTTCATCATTAGGCAGTCCCAAATTTTCATAATATGACCTGTGTACACCGGCATTTTTCAATTGATGTTCTGATATTAATTTTGCTGCTTCGTCTTCAGTATATCCGTGTTTTAAATAATAGTTCACATTTTTTAAACTAGCAGATGCAGTATATTCTCTAAATTTTGCACAGGCAAGCACGGGATCATTTGGATATAACATATTCCAATAATCAATATAATTTTTATGCCTTCTACAAATTTTATCAAATTTTTGCTTACCAACCACTTCTCCATATTTTTGAATATATGATTCTAATGATGGTGTAGTTTTCTTTTTAATCTCATCAACTTTTTGCCTTGCTTGTTCGTAAGAGAACCCTCTTTTTTCAATATAATCGTCAATATTATACATGTTGAATCTAGTATTTTTAGACTTGTTGAAAAATTGTTTCCAAGCATCGCCATATTTTAATTTGAAATATTGTTTAGAACCACCATCGAATTTATGATTGTTGCGAAATTCTTTGTATTGTTCATATCGAACAAAATCAAACAGATCATCTGTTAATCCATTGGCAAATTTTAAAAGAGCTTTGTCGTTCTGTGTGATGTAGTGTTTCACTATATTTTTTCGTAACATTTCATCACTTATTAAGGTTAATTCTGGAAAGATCAAAAATTCTTTATAGATATTGTAAGCATCTTCAAAAGAAGATGCCTTGAGCAATTTTCTCATTTCCCTAATAGCCGTAGCTTTGTTCATTACATTACTTCCTGAATTTGCACAATATCATCTCCTTCTTGCAGGTTAAACACATGCACCCATTCTTCTTTACCATTACGATTAACCAGCAATCTATGATTGTCTGTAAAATTCATAATAGTGCCATCTTCGAATTCAATAGTATTAACAGGTTGTAATCCATTATATACCACCGACGTTACTTCTTCTGCCCCATTTCTACCAGATATATACAATGGCGAATTTAATGCAATGGTTGTCCCGGGTTCGCATGTTTGTTCAATTTCTTTCCAATCTATATTTTGTTCTTCTAACACTTCATGGAAATTTTTTCTATCTCCATTTTCAAAATTCAATTTATTTCTCCAACTTTGACAACTTTCTACTGGGGCTATAGCCATTAATGTTGCGTTACGAACTCCATATTGTGTCATATTTGAACGTAGTGATTCCCAGTCCAATTCTGGTGTAAAATCAGCCAGTTCATTAACTCCTGCTGCACGCAATTCCCAAGGGAATATACCTTGTCCATAACGTGTTTGACTACTGTGCAAGCAAGGACCACGTTCTTTTGCCAGTTCAACTGTGGCTTCTGTGAGATAGTATGCTTGATGTTCCATCCAAGATTTTACTTCTTGTAGTGAATCTTTTTCACCATACTTCAAGTTACGTTTTGCATGCCAATAAGCAAGATTTGTAACACCAATGCCAAGAGGTTGGATTTCATCATTGCTGAGCTTGCTTTGAATGCTCAAAAAATCTTGATAGTCTAAAATGTTACACAAACTGCGATGCAAGATTCTACAAGCCCTTCGCATATCTTCAGGATTTCTAAATGCACCCCAATTGATCGACCCCAGAGTACACAGAGCTATTTTTGGTACTTCACGAGTGCATTCTTTTTTAATTATTTTCATTTTTTTAATTCCATTTCATATAAATACTATTTATACAGCATAAGGTACACAATGCATAAAATTAACACAAATTCCATTTATTGGTCTAGATATACTAAATTTATTAATACCAGACAAACGAGAATCATACCACCAAATTCTATGGTAGAACTTCATCATATTGTCCCCAAATGTGCAGGCGGCGACGATTCTGTTTCTAATTTGATCGAACTTACTGTACGAGAACATTTTATTGCACACTGGATGCTTTCTAAAGTTGGAATCGACGATGTGTGGTATAAACTTCGTTTTGCTTTTGGTTGTATGAGTGTTTATAGCAAGTCTAATTCTTATAGAAATTTTCTCACATCTAGACAATTTGAAATTTCTAAAAAAATCAGAAAAGAAACTTTTAAGATGTGGAATGACCTCAATCCTTCTAAAGCCAAAGGAACATCTTGGTATGTCGACGAAGATGGTGTTAGATATAGATGTCATCCAAATTCTCCTAAAATAAAAGAATTTAACTTAAAAATGCAGGCCCCTGGAAAAGGTAAAAAATGGTATACAGATGGTAATAAATTTTTTATGTTATTTGAAACTGATCCGGTGATTTTATCATTAAATCTGCAACCTGGCTGCCCAATTAAAGGGGTGGAAAAACAATATTCAGTTGAAACTTTAAAAAGTTTATCTGAGGATCGGGCGGGCAGATTTTGGTTCAACGACGGAAAACAGTCATATAAACTAAAATTAAACGACGTTAAAATAAAAGATTTAGGTCTTTCTGTTGGAAGACTTATATCACCAGACGGCTTAGAGCGAATTAAAAGCGGTGCCGCGTGGAAAAGAACTCCCGAAGATAATTTGAAAAATTCACTCAGGCAACAATCAAAAATGAGATTCAATGACGGCGTTAGAAATTTCACATTAGATCCAGATGATCTATTAATTTCGCAACTATCATTAATTCCGGGTGTCATATTAACACAGGAAGGCAGGGAAAAAATATCATTATGTGCTAAAAACAAAGATACCTCATATATTGTTGGAAAAAAATGGTTTAATGACGGCATAAAAAACTACAGATTGTTTGAAGACGAAGGATTAAAAATGGGATTGGTAAGAGGGAAATTGTACACCTCTAAACCAAAAGGTCTTTAATATCGTCGTCATCGGTTAATTCTCTCACCTTCTTTTTTTCGCCGTTTGATAATAGAACTTTATGCTGTCCAGGTAATGTTATTTCTTGACCATTATCTAATGTTAGTTTGAATTCGCCTTCATCGTCTAGACTATTGAATGGTTTTGTGGGAAGTAGAATTTCGCAATTATGGACTAATATATTATTAGCAAAAAAACATGACGTATCAGGAACACTGATATCATAAACGTCTGTTGGTTCAACCTTAATGGTTCTAACCGTTAAATGGCTATTAACTAATTCACCTACACACAACACGTCAGTTTCTACTAATTGGTCCGCACGAACATATCCACGGTTTTTAGTAAAAATCAAATGGTCGCCGGTACATTGTATAATATTTCCAGATTCATCTTCTATTTCATACAATTCCGTTACTGTTTTTGTTTTTTGTGCACCAGTTACCGATGCCCATGCTATTTTTCCGTCATCATAGCTTTTAACTTTGGCACCATGCATACCACCTAATTTGAATCTTTCAACAAAGCTTTGCAGTGACATTTTTTCGATATTGCCGTTATTATTGAGAACTTCTATTTCGCTGTCTCCTGTTAAACAACAAAGATTGCTTTGATAAATGGTATGGAAGTCCGTATCAAATGGACCTTGTTCTTGAACATTGTCGATATATACTAGATAAATTCTTCCTGTATCTGTACGTTCTTTGAGTATTCCACCTTTGAATACTTCTTCTGCACTCATGGTTTTTGTACGTAGATCTGTGCGTTTTTCATACTTCACATACAATTCTTCGAATAGTGCAGTGTTTTTGTAAAATGCTTCATACAAATCTGGGACTTCGTTTGGATCAAAGAAGGTGATGTTTTCTTGGTTCTTAAACCTACGCCAAAAGAATGCATTAAGCACTACACCATAATCCATATGACGTACTCGTGTTTCTTCAGTGCCTTGGTTGTTTTTAAGAACTATCAGATCATCAAATTGATGATGCCAGATATTATAAAAAATTGTAGCACTGGCGTTCCTGATTCCTCCCTGACTGTTGTGAGTCAAGACCATAGGACCATCACTGCTATTAGAAGCAAAAAATGTATGGGTGTCGTCTACTGTAATATCAATATAGCCTGGATCATTTTGTTGTTCAAAATCGGCAATTAGCAAGCGAGTAAATCCATTTTCAGTAAGAACGCGATCTTCATTTGTAAGATCCTTTGGCTTTTTTTGCAAGAACGATCCTGACTCATGTAGTACCATAATAGGGTGATTCACCGAGCAATTCAATGTCACACCATTTTCAAACTCTAATCGAACTTGGTCGTGTTGATTTACAGTAGTATCCCATTTATTGGTTACTGTTTTAAACACTATTTCGCCGTGCTCATTTTTAGTTTTAATTTTCATACCTGCGGTTAGATCTTTAATTTGAATCTTTTTAGTTTTTACCAT